CGTCCCAGCCCGCGTATTGGTAGGCAGCGCCCTGGAACTGGAGGTCGTCGCGCGGGTGGCCGTGGTAGGCCATCTTGACGCGGGCGCCCGACGGGAACGTGAACAGCTTGTCGGTCCCGTTCCAGTGAACGCCGGCGGGGAGCCACCACTTCATGGCCCGGTCCATCAGGGCGTCGGGCTGGGCGAGCTCCGCGTAGCTGCGTCGGATGCAGACGCCGGCGAACTCGGGGTGCTGCCAGGCATACTGGGCCGCGCCCATCAGCAGGGCGTCCGACTTCCCGCCGCCCGCGGCGCCGCCGAACAGGGCCTCGAACACCTCGTGCTCGGGCGCCCCGAGGTGGATGTGGAGCCCGAGGAAGTAGGCCTGCGGCGGGGTCGGCCAGTGCGGGATGAACGGGTTGTTAAGGATGCCCGGGTGGAGGGCATCGAACACCCGCAGGGCGTCCTCGCGGGCCTCGGCCTCGCGGTCGATGGCCATCAGTTCTGGCTGATGCGGTCGCGGATCAGCGCCGGCATCGAGCTCAGGCGCTCGAGGTAGTTGGCCAGGTCGACGCCGGCCGGGGCCTTCGGGCCTTCGGTCCGCTGCTGGACCTTGGCCTTCACGTCGACCTCCTCGCGCTTGCGCCAGCGTTCAGGCCAGCGGCGCTCGAGAATCCACGCGGCGGCGGTCCACTGCTTCTCTGAGTGCATCAGAATGCGGCTCAGGTATCCCTCCTCCGCCGCTGCCATGGCTTCTTTCACGGCCGTCGCAAACTCGGGATGCCGCCGCTTGTGGTTGCGGTAGGTCGAGGCGCTGACGCCCGCGGCCAGCGCCGCCCGGTCGGGGTGCAGCCCGAGGCGGACGGACCGCAGGATGGCCTCGATGGCTTCGGGCGTCATCGTGGACCGCGGGCGGCCCACCTTCTTCGGCTTGTCGGTCATGGCTTAGACGTTGGTCATGCTGGCCTCGTAGCGTTCCACGTCGGCCAGCCGGTAGCGAATGCGCCCACCGATGCGGACGTAGTTCGGCCCGCAGCCCTCGCTGCGCCAGCGGAGCAGCGTGTAGGACGTGATGGCCCACCGCTCGGCGAGCTCGTCGGGCGTCAGCATGCGGTCGGATGTGGGCTCCGGCTTCATCAGGTATCTGTTATCGCCCGCGGCGTTGCGTCGTGTCTAGGGGCTGGCACCCGCGCATCCTTTGCTACTGTTGTTTCTTCAAAACATGTCACGTAGCAAGTCGAATCGAATAAGTCGTATAGGCTTTTTCCCGTGACAAACTGAATCAAAGCATCTGCAAGCTCCGAAATCTCAAATGTGCCGCGGATGCTTAGATGCTGCACATCTCCCCCCGGTCCCTGGATGTCCACGGTTGTGACCTGGCTATCCCCGTCTCCGCCATCTGAGCGGATTGCGATTGCCAAGCCTGATCCGGATCCTCGGTATACGGTTGCCCCGCGCATCTTCTTCCAAAGACGGACGAGTTGGTCGTATTCATCGAAGTTGAAAGCGTTTAGTGCCTCGTTGTTCACTGGTTGATTTCCTTGTCTTGATCTACGGTCAGATGCGCCGCCTCCGCGACGCTTACCGACAGGCGCCAGATGGCGGAGCTGACGGCCATGTCGACGGAGTGAAGGTAGTCGAGCATGTGCTCGCGCTTCTCCGCCGGCGCATCGCGGACGGCGAGCTCGGCCTGTTCGACCGATGCCCGCACGCCCTGAAGCTCGCTTAGTGCTGAGCGAAGGTGGTCAAGGGCCTTGCCCATGGCTGCGATCTTGCGGCGGGCGGTGCCGGTGTAGGCGGTCACTCGGCCGCCTCCGCCACGATGGCCTCGCGCTCCTCGTCGGCCTCGGCCTGGTCATCCGTCGGCTCGTCCGCCGGCGCCTCGAGCTGCTCCGCCGGCAGGATGGCTGCGTGAAGTCGGGACTGCCGGGTGCGTTCCTGCGACATCGGCCGCGTCGCTTGGCTGAGGTCGTAGTTCTCGTTGTCGTGGGCGATGACCTGATCAAGATCCGCCGACGACGGCAGGCGCTTACAGAGCCGCCGGATGACCGTCTTCTTGGCCATCTCGCCCCACCAGGCGACCCAGGGGCCCGAGTTGCCCGCGCGGCTGACGCTGCGGACCTTCTCGACCTCCTCGACGGACATGACCTCGCGGTAGACCGCGCCGTCCTTGGTCTTGGCTACGGCGTAGACGGCGATGGGCTGCCCGCGGTCGCCGAACAGGCATGGCTTGTGCTCGATGCGCTCCTCGTCGCCGAGGATGTAGTCGAACTGGTCGTGCTCGTGGACGACGTGGGCCGAGATGCTGGCCAGCTCGCCGCTGTTGCGGAGCTTCTTCAAGAGCCCGCCGATCATCGGCATGTATTGGACCTGGGGCCCGCCCTTGCTGCGGAAGATGACGAGCGCGGCCTCGCGGCCGTCCGGCAGCAGGCCATCCTGGGCGGCCTTCATGCACGCAGCCAGCAGCGAGCGGCGGTCAGCCTGGAGCAGATCCGGCTGCATCTGGATGGCGGTGACCGTGGTCCGGATGAACTTCTCGGCCGGGATCTGCGGCGGCAGGGCCGCGGCGAACTCCGGCTGCATCTTGGTCAGGGTCGAACGGACGGAGTCGATGACAGAAATGGCGTTGGTAGTCATGGGGAAACGTTCCTGGGATCAGCGAGCGTCGAGCTTCTTCGGGGTGAATCGGAACACGCGGAAGCCCGCGCGGGAGTTGATGTAGGTGCCGACCATGTCGGCGGTGACCAGCTTGCCCTGGTTCGGCTTCGTGACGCCGCACGCCAGCGTCCCGAACTTGCACTGCACGCGTGACGCGGGGCCGACGCGTTCCAGGATCTGGGCCTTCAGGGCCTTCTCCTTGGACTCGGACTCCTTGCGGAACGCCTGCGCGTCGCGGAGCTCCTCGAGCAGCGCCTCAAGTTGGTCGTCTGCGTCGATCGTCACGTCCTCGACGTGCCCGAGGCTGTTGCGGACGATCCGGTCGTAGTCGCGCTCGTAGTCGGGTGCCGGCGGCGTGCCGGACTCGATGCTGGCCCAGAAGTCCGCGACCTTGGTGCGGATGGCTGCGCCGATGACGCGGTCGCGCTGCCGGCTGAGTAGCCGGATCTCGTTGCCGCCGACGAGGGCAGCGATGTAGGCGTAGTCGAGCTCCGCGACCTCCATCTGGTGCTGGACCTGGAGTTCGATGTGCTCGGGCGCCTCGATCTCGCCGCTGCCGTCGTCGATCCACGAGCGGCCGTAGGCGAACTTGTCGACGTTCTTGATCTCAAGGATGCCGTCGCCGCGGACCGGGTCGACGATGCGGTAGTCGAACGACGAGCCGAGCCGCAGCTTGGGGTCGCGCATGTAGGACTTGAACGGCTCGACCGTCCAGCCCTGGTCGTCTGCCACGCCCTCGGCGATGGCGGACTCAAGGCGGCGGCCCCAGGCCATGCGCTCGGTGTCCTCGAACGCGGGTTCCTCGTCGTCCTTCTTGCGGTGCCAGACCTCGAAGGCCGTGGCGTAGGGCGACAAGCCGAACAGCGCCGCGGTCTCGGTGCTGGTGACGTCCTTGCGACGCATGGCCAGCCAGTCTTCGTGGCTTGCCGGGATCAGTGTCTCGCGCATCAGGTTCCTCCTGGGATGTGTGTGGCGTCGTGCCACCGCGTGCAAGCTACTGCTGGCGCTTGCTGGTGTCTACTGTGGAAACGCAGTCGCGTCCTGGTAGGTTGCCTGGCATGGAAGCCGTCCTCGTGCTGCCCTGGCCGCCGTCGGTCAACACCTACTACCGAAGCCTCAGCAAGGGGCCGCTGGCTGGTCGGGTGCTGATCTCGGAGAAGGGCCGGACCTACCGGGCCGAGACGTCGGCGATCATGCAGCGGCGGGGCCTGACGATGCCCGCGGCGCGGCTGTTCGTCGCCATCGACGCTTATCCGCCCGACCGCAGACGCAGGGATCTCGACAATCTGCTGAAGGCCGCGCTGGATGCCCTTGTGCACGGCGGGGCGATCGAGGACGACAGCCTGATCGACGACCTCCGCATTCGGCGGGGCGAAGTTCGCCAGGGTGGCGAGCTCCACATTCTCATCAAGACACTGGAACCATGAAGAACATCAACAAAGCGCAGATTCTGGGACACCTGGGGGCCGATCCGGTCATCCGAGACGTGGGCAACGGGCGGATGGCCCAGCTCCGCGTGGCCACGAGCGAGTCGTGGAAGAACAAGCAGACCGGCGAGCGCGAAGAGCGGACCGAGTGGCACACAATCGAGCTCTGGATCCCGAGCCTGGTTGACCTGGTCGACCGCTACCTGGGCAAGGGCAGCCGGGTCTACGTCGAGGGCCAGATCCAGACGCGGAAGTGGACCGACAAGCAGGGCCAGGACCGCTACACGACCTCGATCGCGGTCCGGCCGTTC